CATACCCAGTCTGAGTCATTGTAAATAAAATTAAGTTGATGGGTCATCTATTTTTTTTATTTTGATGTAACACTCGGGACAGTAGTATTTTTTATCCTCGATTACAATAGCTTTTTTAGTTTTACAAAATTCACAATCAACTTTACTTTTTTCTTTTTCCATCTTTTAACTTTAAGATTTCTAAGTCGCAATAATGTTTAATTTTTTCTAAATCTTCTATTCCATTTTTACCTAAATATCTACAAACATATTTAATAACGTTCCCTTGAAAGAACGATAAATTATTTTTCGAAATAAATTCATAAGGTTGAATGGTAAAGTCCTTGTAGTGATTCCCGCCTATCTGTTTATTTTGCGGAAATGCTTCATCGAACATATCTTTATTTGACATAGTTAGCCTCGTATAGTTTATAATATTTTCCAAGTGGAAAATTGTATTGATGATTGGTACCTAATAAATGCAGCGTACCTTTGGATCTAGTGGCACCTGTATACCAAACCCTAAGTTCTTTTATTTTATCCTGCAAATTCTTTTTGTCATAATGAGATGGAAAGTTACATTTGCTCGCCAGGACAACATTATCTGCTTCTCCACCTTTAACTTGATGTATCGTATCAATAATTATTTTTGGTGGTTGTGATAAGTCTACACCTTCTTTCATAAGTTTTTTAAAATATTGTTTATCTTTTTCTTTAAATTTTCTTTTAAAAACATCTTCCCATCCACCTCGTTCATCTCTCATACCACATCTGAGATGTAATTCATCAAAATTAAATACTTGATTGGGGTGGGCAAAGCTCCATTTTTTACTTTCCGCTGACCGGTAGCCGTGGTCTATGTTTAATAAATACTCATACATGACTGTAGCTTCGTCTCTAGTAATACTTCCACCTTCACATATTTTATTCCAATGTTGGATAGCTGCAAATTGATTCGGATCAAAGGACTTATTTCCCTTAACATCTTGATAATACAGCGATAAATTGCGTGCCTCTTGCTGCAGCTCTTTCTTAACATCATTGATTCTAGCCAACACCATCCAGGATCCATCCATATCCCAAGGAACTTTCTTTAACCCATTCCATCTATAAATGGCCCCTTCTTTACCATTAGAATAAAATTCTTTTTCTACTCGATTGTCACCCATAGAATTTAAAATACATTTAGAAAAGAAATGTACATTCTTGTTTAATCTTACAGATTTTTTTAATATTAATTTTCGTCCAGGAAACGTTTGAAAGTGTTCTACTTCTGCACCATTCCATTCATAGATAGCTTGGTCATCATCCCCTGCAATATAAACTCTCTCAACAGCTTTTGCTAACTTTACAACTAAGTCCCACTGCAACGGTGTTAAGTCTTGAGCTTCGTCAACCATTAATACTTTAAATGGTATAGACACACCATCATCAATAAACTTTTGTACCATGTCGGTAAAATCTAATCTGTCCGGTGTCCGTTTTCCGTTCTCTAGTTCCATTGTTTTAAATTCTTCGTAGCCAGCAATAATGGATTTGAATTGCTGCAACCTCACCGCTTTTCTTGGCTGCTGTTTATATAGCCAAACAGGATCAACCTTCATATTTCTTGCACGATCATATATTTGTAAGGACCAATTGTTATAAACTTTTTGTTCATCATGGCCTTCTTTAAAATTAACTTTAATCGTTCCATACTGTGTATGAAACATCAGCATATCGACTTTAGGATCTAAAACGGGAATCTCAGCAAACTGTTGTCGTGCCAAAGAATGTAAGGTTCTAAAATATTTAAAGTCATCTTCATCATATTCTTTAAATCTTTTTCTGACTCTTGCCACACATTCATCAACTGCTTTATTGGTAAATGATATGTAACAGATCTCATCGGGAGAATATCCTTGTTTGAGATAACGCTGCACACGTTTAAGTAAATTTTCTGTTTTTCCTGTGCCTGGGGGTCCAAAGATCTTAATTGTCTTCCCATGCAGCTTTTGCTTTAACGAATTTGACATCTTTATTTTTGTGTTCAGTTTGCTTAGGTAGTTCTACAAGCCAGTGTCTGCTATCAATACTTTGAAATTTCTTTTTAGGTTTAGCACCACCAGATTCTAAAAATTTTGTACACTCTTTTTCATTCCAATTATAACCCATTTTTTTCATAAAGTTTTTAAAGGTTTCTAATTTAAATCTCATCTCAACATCATCTTTCCAAATATTACCATTATCTATTTGATCAAACTCAGTAGTATCCTCAACATCTTCTAAGAATCTAGACATTCTAGAATTGAATACATCTGACTGCTCCTCATGTGCATCAAATCCTTCCATGTCTTGTTTGTTTGCAATTAATTCTTCTAGCCAATCTCTATATGGATCGGGATCTCTTTTACTTGGCTTAAGTGTTCGCCAAACAATATCATAATTTAATAGTTGTTCTCCAAGGAGTTGCTGCTGATAAAGTTGTTTAGTAGATAATCGAATAGATTTACCTTGAATAGGTAGTATCCAATAAGGTTCTGGATATGAATTTACTTTTAATAATTTACCTACTTCAGGTAATGCTTCATTATTACCAATACCATGTTTACGTCTTAGACAAGTGCTTGAGGAGCAATGCATTCTAGCAATAGATGTTTTACATTTATAAGCATACTCTTTATTCTCAACACCTTTAAATATATTTTCTAATTCTTTTGGATGTAATTTCTCTTCGCAAACTTTACCCATCATTTCTCTAGTCCAATCTTGATACATAACAGGATCGGGATTTATTTTTTTTGCGAGTACTGCAACATTAAACATTGCATCATTTCTACCTTCGCCTTTTTTAACCTTGTTCTTCATGAAGTTAACAACACACGGAGGATAATCTTTTGTTTCATCATCTTGAAACACTTTTAATTTTTTAAATTCTTTTGGAGTAATTCTATATTGGGATACAAACTTAAATAAGTTTTCTAATTTTATTGAATTACCATCGTTGTCCATCGCAACTCTGGTCGTCATGTGTGCTTTTTGGTAAGGTAAATTTACAAAATTACCTTTTCTTTTTTTATTCCAATCTTCAGGAGTTAAATCAACTTCATCTTGTGCAGGATAGATATCGGTAGTCTTATCGTTAACACCTAGGTCAGATGCAATCTCAATTAATTTTTTACGCATGTCCGATGCAGCAATTACACCGTCAATAAATAAAACTAAATGCATACCATTAGATTTAGATCTAAATGGTATTAGTGGGTATTTCCTTTTCCGTATAATCGATATAACTTCCTTATGCTGTATATTATAACGATCAACATCGATGACCCCCCAAGAGCATGTATTATCATCTCTAATGGGAACTGATCCATAGTATTTTTCTCCTTTTAAATGTTGTAACCAATCCTCTTTTAACATTGGTCTAGGTTCTACCCAATGTCTAAACTCCTGTTTACCGTCACGACCTCTAGTCTGATCTAACGGTTTCGAAGCGCCAAAATATGTGGATGAGCCCTGGAAGAGTTCTACAAACTCTTCCAAGGTGTTGTCAAGTATTTCCATAGATTAGAATGGAGTTTTTTCTGTGCTCTCTTCGTTACCATGGTTTACTTTTACAGATCCTTTTTTACAAGTTTCGTAAAAGCTATGTGCAGCATTCAAGACTGATGGATCAGCTATAGGGCCAATGTGTTCAATCTCCCAACCATACCAAGAACCTAATTGATTCTTTTCTAGTACAGTTTTCATTCTATATTGCTGCGTAAATGGTGCAGGTTTAAAAAACCCAGAACCATCTTTTTTCTTTTGTCTAAGAGACATCATCATAGAATTCCACTTCTTAGATTTTTTTCTTTGAGTGGATTTCATAGTCACAAGTGCTGTTGATTGTGCACCTTCTTCACATACTAAAATGTAATGTGAGGCAGTCTCTTCAATGTAATTACCATTTTCAAGTCTGTCTTTACCATCATCACCTCTAGTTGTTTTTGACATGATGTCTGAAGTTGCAGGATAGACATTTACAGGTGCTACAGCTCCCTTATCTCTATCTCTCCATTCAATGTATTCAAGCTTGTAATAACATGGAACAACTGTAATACCTTGCGCACCATTATAAAGTTGGTTTGTTACAGTATTGTAAATCATTCCTGGTCTAGCTTCTTCAATGAATTGACTATCACCTTGAGTTACTTGTGGTGATAACTGTCCAAGGACTTTTAGGAATGGTAATGCAACACTCTTTGAGTCTACATTATCAAACCCTTCATCAGCAAAGCTTTCTAAATCGACTGCCGCTAATGCTCCTCCTTTTTTTGATATCACTTCTACGTCTTTAGTTTTTAATTGTTCGTCTTTGACTATCATTTATTTCTCCTTATTTGTTATTTTAGTCTTATTAGCAATATATACTCCGAACATGTCGAATGGTAGTTCTTTTCCATTTTCGACTTGATCCCTTACAAATGCTTTAAGAGTCATTGGTTCAACTTTTTGTTTTTGGTTGTAGTTGAATCCAAATTTCTCACAAACACTTATGAGTTCTGATACTTGGTTGTCTTGGCCTTTATCAAATTGAGTTGTAATCGTATTTTTAATTAAGTCCTCATGACCATTACTTCTCAACCAACTGAAAGCTTCCTCAACTCTAGACTCAGGTATCTTAGCTGCGTAAAAAGGTTTTACTTCAACCTTAGTACCATCTTTTAATTCAAGCTTAGATACTCCTGCTTCTTGCATCATTTCAGGTATGATTCTCTCTTCATAATCTCTAGCTTTAGATTTTATTAAAGAAAGTTTTTCTTCAAGTTGCTCAGTTTCCTTTTGCAACTTTTGAAGTTCTTCACATTTTTGAGTTATCGAATTGACACTATCTGTGCTAATGTCAATTTTTGACAATTGTTCGATATCCATGTTTTCCTCCTTAACCGCCTTATAAATATTTATTTGACGGTTGCAACAAAAAAATATAAAAAGTTTTCAGATGTGGAAATACCCGTATAAGACTGAGCCGTACGAGCACCAAAGATTAGCGTTAAAAAATTCAGCAGATAAATCTGAATACGCTTATTTTATGGAGATGGGTACAGGCAAAACAAAAGTAACAATTGATAACATGGCTTGGTTATTCTTTCAAAGAAAAATAACTGCGTCATTAATTATTGCTCCTAAATCAGTTTATACTAATTGGGAAACAGAAATTGAAACACATTTACCTGATGTAGCTAAGTATGATGTTTTTAGATGGAATTTAGACAAACCAAAAGATTATTACAAATTTGAACAATCAAAAGATTTAAAAATATTTTTAATTAATGTTGAAGCTTTATCAACTAAAAGAGGTTTGGATGCTTGTGTAAATTATTTAAAAGCTAATAAATTAAATATGGTAGTATTGGATGAATCCACAACAATAAAAAACCGAACAGCAATACGCACAAAAAACATATTAAAATTACGAACGCTATCCGCCATAAGGCGTATCCTAACAGGATCGCCAATAACAAAATCTCCATTGGATCTATATACACAATGTGCATTCTTAAATCCAGAACTTTTAGGCTTTACTAGTTATTTAACTTTTAGAAATAGATATGCAGAAATGGGTGATATTCCTGTTGGATCAAATCGTTGGATATCTATACCAAAATATTACAAAAATCTTGAAGAATTAGAAAACAAACTTAAAGGATTTTCTAGCCGCGTTCGTAAAGATGAATGTCTAGATTTAGAGCCTAAGGTTAGATTAAAAAGAAACATAGAGTTAGAAGGTGATGCTAAAAAAATATATGAGAAGTTAAGAACAAATGCTTTAGCTATTGTTGAAGACAGTACAATATCCTTTTCAAATAAACTTACTGAAATAATTAAACTCCACCAAGTCTGTAATGGTTTTACCAAAAATGATGATGGTGAAATTATGCAGCTACATACCCAAAAACTTAAGGCTTTAGAGGAGATACTTGAAGAAACAGATGGCAAGGTTATTATATGGGCTAACTATATATACAATATTCAAGAAATTATTTCTTTCTTAGAAAAAAAATACGGTAAAGAATCAGTAGTAAGTATTTATGGAGCTATAGATGTTGAGACTAGAAAAGAAGCTGTCGAGAAAATTCAAAAGGACCCTAAGGTACGGTTCCTTGTTGGTAATCCAACTACTGGGGGTTTTGGTCTTACTCTTACTGCTTGTAACACAGTAATCTATTATTCAAATAATTATAATCTTGAAGTCAGAATGCAATCTGAAGATAGAGCTCATAGAATGGGTCAGAAGGGTACTGTTGTCTATGTAGATATTGTAGCCAAAGGTACTTTAGATGAAGCTATCATGAAGTCTTTAACTAAAAAAGGTAGGGTTGCTGCTAAGACTTTGGGTGAAGAAGAACTAAAGAGCTGGTTGATTTAACTTATTAAACTGTTCTACTCTCTCTAAAAATTTATCTCCATATTCCTTTAAATCAGGCTCTGAAAGCTTAAATTCTTGGTATTGTAGGTCTCGGGTACAGATTGCTATTACACCCTGCTCTATGGGGCCGTAATTGGCTGTATGGGCTAAATAATAGGCACCCAACTGTAATTTATAATCTTCTACCCATTCTTCTTTTTTTGGCTTATTTGCTTGTTTCCAGTCTACAATACTAGGTTTTCCGTAAGCTACAGCAGTTAAATCGCATGTACCTGCAAATTTATTTTGATATTCTAAACTTATTTCATTACCCCATACTTCAGTTATGTCTATATTTTTAAGTATGGTTTTAGCCATCATTCTAGGCTTAGCACCTTCCTCAGATGCATTGTAGTATCCTTGTCCATTTAATGCATACTCTAATACTTGGTGCATTTCAGTACCAATTGTAGATGCCTGGTTCATTATACGATCAGCTTCTTCATTACCTACTTTTCTTCTCCAGTTATCTAAAAATCTTTTATCTTTAGTTGCAGATAATATTGTTGTTACACTAGGTACTTTAACACTATCTACTAAATATTTACGTCCTGTGGTATCTGAAAATCTATTGTAATGTTTATAGGGATATTTCTTAATGAGCTTCATGCATCATTAATACTACATATTGTTTGAAAGTACAGCTAAAACTATGGCTATACATCCACCAACAAGCCATTTTTCCATTCTAGACATTCTAATTTCTAACTTATCTATTTTTTCAAATGTTTGTTTTTGCATTAATCTGCAAATTTTTTCGTGATATTCTATTTTTTCTAAGGCAGATTTAGATCTAGGCATTATGATTGTCCTCTCCTAGCAGCTATTTGAGCACTTAATGGATCGTTAGGAAATAAAGCTTGTACTTGTTGCGGTGTCACTTGTCCGGTAGCCGGTGCTGCTGGTGGTTGCATCGCTGCAGTTGGATCAATTAGTTCTTGTTCTATACCTTCAGTAATCATACCTTGATCAGCTTCTTCATCTCTAGCTGCTTCATCAATTTCTACTTCTTGCCTGTTTCTTAATGATGATTGTAGGTAATTAACCATTTGATTATCTTTTTCAACATTACCTGATGATCCTGTAAAGTCTTGTGCAAACATAGACTCAACAGTTTCTTTTGGTAGATTCTTTTCGTCATAAATTGGTTGTTCAATTTTATAACTTTGATTTAATAATTCTTGTTGTATTGCTTTTGGATCAACTGTTTTAGGATTTACTTTAGGTAAATCTTTATCTTCATCAGATAAGTAATTCATTAATCTTGCAAACGCTTCTCTCTTTTGAGTTAAGCCAGCTGCAGTTAATTTAGGATTAATACTTCTAATACTAAACTTATTATCAAATCCAATCTTCTTACCTTTCAAACCTTTAATCAATTCCTCAGGTAACAATGCATCGTTCATATATCTAATTGCAGTTGGATCCGTTAACATTCTTCCTGCACGTCTAGCTAATAATAAAAATATTGCTGGTGCAAATGGATTGACTGTAAACATTCCTGCTCCAACAAACATACCACCTGCTACAGATCCAAATGATCCGAGTGTCATTCTTCTCTGTAGGAAGGTAGATGTATCGGACAGAGGAACATCCGAAATCGCTTTCATATAATTTGTAAATTTGTAAAACTCATTAGTTCCATCTTGGCCTAATAGTTTAACCATCTTCTCTCTACCAATATCAGAAGTAGCTTCACCAATACCAAGTTTGTTCATGAATTTATTAATGTTAAAATCAGCAAAATCTTTTGGACTAAATCTAATTTGACTAATGTCATAAATACCATTGTTTAATTTAACATCATCAATACTAAATTGTCTTGCAGCTTGTAGTTCTTCAGTCCCTAATCTTCTTATTGCATCTTGTGCATATTCAGTTCCTGCTTTAACTCCTACTGATTCACCAATTACATCTCTAAAAATAGATTGAGCTGCTGGACTTCCTGCAGTATCAAATGAAGATAGGAATGCATTAAACATATATCTTGATTTAGCTGCATCAAATAACCGTTTTCCGTTGTCCGTTGCTTTTGCTCCTGTTGCACCTAACAATACTTTAAATTGCTCTATGGCATCAGGGGAATTAGATGCAAATACATCCCTTTCCATTGTAGAGAATACTTGGTCTCTTGGTATTCTTTCAGTTCCTAAGATATTGTTAACACCTTTGTTTGTGAACAATGTACTATCAAATGCTCTAAGTTTTTTAGGTACACCCATTTTTTGATAAAAACCCATAATGCTTGAGAATGTGGCATTCGCATCATAAAGTTTATTATACAATTGTTCTGAATCAGCAACATTTTTAGCAATGTATGCATCAGCAAATTCTTTACCTTGTTGCTTAGTCATTTCTTCATAAGTTTCTCTAATACCTTGGTCTTTTAAAAAGTTATCTTTAGTTAAATTAGCACCAAATGCATTTAAATCATTTTCCATAGCTTCTCTTAAACCCCAAATAGATGCTCTGACGTTTTGGTATTGTGTTCCTTCAATAGCTCTATTCATCATCTGCATTAAACCTTTGTATTGTTTTGGAGTAATCATTTCATCACTTATAGCTACAGATGCTTGCATAAATAAATTTAATGGATCGCCTTCTGTTTTTAAAAGCTTGTCTATGTTTTTTAAATCTATTTCTCTACCTAATCCTGATACGTACCCAGTTAGTTCAGGAAACATTTGTTTATTTTGATCTAAAAATTCTCTAGCTCTTTTCTGTAAGTTAGTCATCTTTATAACTTTTGGATTACCTACAGTTTCAGCTAATGTATCAAATGCTTTGTACTTAGCTCCAATCAATGCAGATCTTTCTTGGAATACTTTAGCAGCTTGATTATAGATTGATGAAGATAACGCAGAGGTTTTCATAATAGGTGCAAACTGTGCTAATGAATTTAAATATTGTTTACCTGCAGCTTGTTCAGCTCCTTCTAACGCTGATCTACCGATTCCAGATATGAATGGAAATACACCCACAGTTTTAAAATAGTTTCTACCTACATCTGATAACAAACCATCTTCTATAGCTGTATTAAGTGGTAATGGTAATCCTTTATCTCTTGCATATTCAGCAAGTTCTTTTGCCTTAGTGCCTTTAGTTCCAAATAATTTTGAACCTAATTTACCAAGTGGACCACTAATAAATGGAGTTAGTGCTGCAGCTCCTGCATTCCAATATGCAGCAGTCTTTGTAGCTTGTGCAGCATTTAGTAATATATCTTGATCAATGTCTCTATCAGGTAAATCTGCAAATTCATCTGTGATTGCATTGGCAATTGTTAATCCTGCTTGTTCATTTAACATATCGTAAGTAACTGAACCTGCACCTGCACCAACAGAACCTCCTAACACTGAATAAGCTTCTGCTCTTCCTAATGGACTTTGTAATACTTTAGCTGGTGTATCAGCAACTCGTGCAACTAATTTTAATGCACCGCCTAATAATTTAAATCGTCCTGGTAGTTTATCTGCAACTTTTGTAGCAGCTTGTAACATTTTTCCTGGTCCTCTTTGCCATAAGTTACCTGATCTAGCTGCACCAAATATTTTTTTTCTCATGGTTACATAAGGTGCAATAGATCCTGATAAGTCACCTGCAAGTTCTGCAGTTGGTCTACCTTTAAAAATAGAATCTTCTGCTTCTAATGCAGCAGCGATTGGATCTTTATAAAACTCTTCTCTTCTAGCTATTTCTTTTGAAGCTTTTGTTCTTTGTGCTCCAAGCACAGACATTTTAGGGCCTTTTAATTCACCTCTATCAATTAATTCATCAATGATTTGTCTTTGTCTTTGATTTAATTTAGATGGATCTAAAGATTTATCATCTAATCTTTTTTGAAGTTCTTCTTTTGTAATAGCCATTAGAAAGCCTCCAATAATTCTTGTGTACTTTGATCTTTATAAGGATTTATTATTTGGTTTTCTGAAACAGCTTCTGGACCCATAATACCATATTTTCTTCTATAGTTATCAATTGTTGATGAATCACCAAAGAATGAGAATTGGTAATCGTTTTCTAGTCGTGATATATCAGCAAGAATTGTTTCATTAACTGCTTCAAGTGATTTAATAACTTGTTTTTGACCTCTTAATAATGGGAAGATGTTAACTAGATCTTTAGCCATTTCAATGTCTTTTTGTGTTAATCTGTCTTTGTCTTTCAATGAGTTAGCTAACGCATATGTTAGGATTGTTTCATTGATTGCTAATCTTTCAAGGTTAGCTGCATCTGTTTCATCTCTAAACATACCCATTGATTTTAATGTATCTGCAAATAATTTATCTGTCTTACCAAAGTTTTTATCTAAGAAATTTCTAGCTTCTTCTTCTGACATTCCATCATTTACTAAATCTCTTACATAGTCATCTTTGAGTTCTTCAATTTTTCTTAAACCATCTTCTTTAGATCCAGCAAAACTTAAACCTAAGTCATCTAATGCATCTCCTAAACGAGTAGTAAATAAGTTGAATCGACCAGCAGGACCCGCAAACTTTTTATCTGCACCTTCTGCTTCTGTTAAAATATCAATTGTTTTTTTACCAAGGTTGTATGCTTTATATTTACCGGATAGATTTTTTAACGTTTCAGCTTGTTCTTTAGCTGCAAACTTAGCTTCTACAAATCTATCAAATGTTCCAACAGGTGCTGTTTGAAATAATTGTCTTCCATACTGATCCATTTGTCCTGGAACAGCTATTTGAATAGTTCCATCTTTAAGTTGTCTTGCAGACATATTTCTTACATTACCTTTATTGTCAGAGAATTGAATAATACCTGCAGTTGCATCAGGGAAATCAGGTGCTTCTAATATAGCATTTCTTGCTTCAATTTCTTCCTGTGCAAGTTCTAATGCATCAGACATAAATTCATTTTCTAATTCATTTTCTTTTAATTTAATTGCGGCATAATTATTTACAGCTGGGCCAAGTGCTTTACCAAATATTTCTAATGCTCCCCCAATACCTGCTTTAGCTGTTGTTCCAGACATTAGACCTGATGCAAGATTAGCTAAGAAAATCATTTTAGCTTGTGAAGATTGACCAGCCATTAATTCTTTTCTTATTTGTTTTGCTCTTTCAATAACACTATCAGTAACTTGTGTTCCATCAGCCGCTGTTATTTTACCTGGTTTATTTAAATCTGTTTTAGCTCCTGCTGTTACTACTGCAGCATTTGCTTGCTCGTTTGTTTTCTTTTTGTCCTCTTCTTGTTCTTTAGATACAACTTTAACTTGTTCTGGTTTTTTAGGTTCACTAGGCCCTGCAATATCCAACATTGAAGGTCCTTGGTTTTGAACAACTTTATCTATATCAACTAAGTTATTATCAACAGTTGCTTTGTTATCAGGTAATGTTAATTGATCGGTAATAGATTCAGTTTCAGGTCTTACCCCTCTAGCTCTTTTTCTTTCTTCTAAATCTTTTTTAGTTTTAACATCTGAAACAGATGGGAGTTTTTGTTTAGGTACAAATTTACCAAATAATTCTTCATCTGATAATACTCCTGCTTCACCTTCTAGTGCTCTCATTTCGTTCATTCTTTTAAATTCTTCATACTCTGCTGGAGACATCGCTTTAATTCTTTCTCTTTCTCTAACCCCTGCTCTTGTTAATGCAGCTAATCCTTCAATACCTGCTACACCTATAGCACCTGGTATAAATCCTGTTCCTGCTAAAGCAGCTGATATTGGTAATCTAGTTGCACCATAACCTGCAGCTAATGAAAGTGGTACAGTTACTTCAGGTCTGTCTCTTAAACCTAATGCATTTAAACCTTCTGACATAGCTGTATATCCTCCATAAAAGGGTAAACCTAAAGCTGCTGCGCCTTTACTTTTTAATGCACCTAATCCTCTTTGAAATATGTTTGGAGTTTTTGGTGTGTAAGGACCTTGTCCTGGTATTACAGCTGGAACTCTTCTAGGATTATAAGCTGTGCTACCACCAGTAGGTAAACCTACCATTTGACCAATTCTTGCTTTAATAGGTTTTAAATGACCTTTCTTTAATGCGGCTTGTCTGAATATAGGACGATTTAAAACTTTATTTATAGCCATTTAACCTCCTATTGTTGTGCACCTTGATATGCTGCGAATGCTCCTAGTCCTGTACCAATAGATTGTGCTAACGGACTTGTGCCTGGTGTTGTAGTCATTGTAATACCAGATTGTGATTTAGGTCCTGCAGCATATAAGTTCGCAAGGAACTCTGCTCTTTGATAAGGTTCGTATTGTTGTTGTAATTGAGTTTGTCTTGCAGCATCTAATGCTTGTTGTGCAAGTTGTTGTTGAATACCACCAGCACCCATCAACTGAGAAATATCAGCTTGTGCCATTTGTTGTTGTCCTAAACCAAGTTGTCCTAGTTGTTGTCCTGCTTGTAATCCAACTTGTTGTTGTCTTTGAGCTGCACCTAATGCAGTTCCAAAACCTTCAGCTTGAGCTCTACCCATAGCTTCTAAAGCTCTGTTAGCAATTTCAGCTTGAGCAACACCTTGTCTTCCACCACCAAATGCACCTGCTCCTACTGCTTGTGCACCTAATTGATTTTGCATCATTTGTGCTTGTCTTCCAATCTCACCAGTTACATATGATTGATATGGATTTAAATATTGTGCAATCTCTGTAGCACCTACTGGAGCAGCAGCTCCTAAAACTTGTCCAATACCTTGTTGTACTGTTGGGGCACCTACACCGGTCGTACCTGCTAAACCTAATCCTTGTTGTTGTAATGCAGATCCTAAACCTTGTCCTGCAACTTGAATAGCTGGTAAAGAAATAGGCTGTTGTGCGACTTGTCTCGCAATATCCATTAATTCTAATTTTCTTTCTTCAATACCTGGAGCTTCTCTTACAAAAGATGTTTGTGATGCAGGAGTTGCAGCTGGTGCCGATGATTTACCACCACCAAAAATATTACTTATAAAACTCATTACTTAATATCCTTTACTAATTGTACATGTTTTTTCTTCCAACCCCATTTTTTAGAAACCCTTTCCCAACCAGGTCTCGCCCAAATGCAAAGTCTTTTACATTGATTTGCTTTTGCAAATGCTGTTATTGTAGCAACAATTTTGTCTTCCCATAAGTCTCTTCTTTTACCAGTGCATATTACAATCTCTAATTGATCATAGTTAGGCATTGATGAAATTCTTGTAACACATGTACCAAAAACTTTATTTTCTTCTGATTCATCAGAACCAAACATAATAAATAGCTGCATTTTATCTGCAACTAATTCATCATAGATGTGTTTTGCGTCTGCATATTCACCTGAATATTTTAAAGCCTCAGCTACCATAAACTCAGATAGAGGCCAAAATTTTTGAACGTCTTTAGCAACAACTGCTACAACGTTTACTTGAGGTTTAGTTTGCTTTGCTGTTCTGCCCATTTGCTTTCTCTAATAAATCAAAGATTCTTTTAAATCTTTTTTGTTGTTCATAAAAGTATTGGGCACCTTTTTCTCTCATATCTTTCATGCTATTTGGATTCGCTCCAGCTATGATTCCAGCGCCTAATACACCGTCTGCTCTTGTTACAAACTCTCCGTCTGCTAATTGAGCTAACATCGTATCTTCGTCTTTATCTCCGTTTCCAGATCCATCCTCAACATAACCTGATGCTCTAACATAATTGTTTGCATCATATTCATCGTGAGAAACTTTTGATGGAAGATAGTTTATACCACCTTCATTAAATTTTCTAACTTCAGCTAAACCACCTTCTTTTAATCTTGTTTTAGTCATTGCATAAGGTCCTGAAACATAATCACCTCTGTTTCTTGGATCAGCTTCTGGTTTATAAATTTCTTCGTATTGTTTTTCTTCTCCTGTTGTAGGATCAATATATGAGTACGCAGGTCTTTCTTCTGCAAATCTAGCATAACCAACATTGTAAGTTGGTTGATACATATCTACTGGTCCTTGTTTGAACGCACCAGATAGATAACTTAAACCCGATACCCCTGCAAATAATTTCATTGGATCAATTTCAGATGGTGTATCTTTTTTATATAATAATTTTTGTAATAAACTTCTTTCGTCCGCAGCTCTTTTTAAATCTTCTATTGTTTCTGTAGCAACTCCAGGATCTACTTGACCTACCATTTGTGGTGTGGTTGTTCTCATTGATGCAGGTAACATTTGAGATATACCAGGGACTTGTGCAAAAGGAGTAAACTTACTTGCAGCGGTTTGAAAACCAGGTATACCTAATTGAGCTCCTCCACCTAATACAGATTTACCACCGTAATATCCACCGACAGCTCCAGTAATTCCACCAAGTATTCTTTCTAGTCCAGAAGCACCTGCTTGTTTATTGGCTTGATATCCTTTGTATCCCCCATAAGCAGCTAGTGCATAAGGTAAAAACGCTAATGGATTCATATAATTACAATTCTCCTTTAAAGATCTTTAATAGCAAATATTACCATTTTACTTAGGTAATATCAACTCGTCTGCAAATCGTCCTTGATATTGATGCTCTCCGATATGGGCTATTGGGTCATCAATAAAGGCATAACATTTACCACCTATTTCTCTCCATAACTTACAAAAAGAAAAATCCTCACCTAAATAAGTTTTAGTTTCTGGATCATGAATACAATCAAAAAAATTCCACATATGGGGTTTATCTACATACTCACCATTTATAACTGTTTTTTGCACTATTTGTTTGTCTGGGTAAGCTTCAATCATCTTATCAAATACTTGTCTTTTAATTAACATACAACCAGTTGGGCTGTGGGTTACCTCTATTACACCTCTTTCAACAGTAACATTATTTGGGTTTTCAATTTTCATTGGATAAGTATGTAACCATTTTCTTATATCATCTCCTTTTTTAATCTCACCTTTTTGCATTTTTCTAAAAGCTTTATCCCACATTAAAGTTTTTAAAGGATAGGGTATGGATATAACATCCTTATCTCTTTCAATCATTTTAAAAATAGATTCAGCATTAAATAAAATATCAGAGTCGATAAACAACATATGGCTCATACCAGATTCAATAAATCCAGACACACACAAGTTTCTACCTTGAGTTACTAATGAAGATTTCATTATTTGAAAAGCAACATCAACATTTCTTTTTATACATTCTTTTTGAAACTCTAATAGTCCTTGAGCATAATGAATAGAACACTGATCATGAACGGGTGTTGCAACAAATATAGAATAAG